GTGCCATAATTATCTCCTACCCGAAGGTATAAAGTCTACATAAAGTCCGTTAACTGTGTAGCTTGGTTTTGTATCATTACTAATTACTGTAAAATTATTACTTGTACCACTACCTTGTAACGGTACTCTTATCATTGGATTATTTTGTCCAGCAAATTTATTTGTATTAAACACTGCATCACCAAATAAAGAAGGTGGGTTTATAACTCCTAAGTCAAATAAATCTGTTGGTTGTGGTACGTCTGTACTATTAAAATCAAATTTAATTTGTACATCAGGTTCTACAATTCCCTCTGTTGCCATAGAAACTCTAAGATAGTGTAAAGTTTTTAAAGTTCCTAAATCTCCATAAT